CGTCTCTACTATTTGCAGATGAACCGGGCGCAGGAGCCGTTCGTGCGAGTAAAGAACGCGCGCGGTCGGATGCCCCGCACAAGATTATTTGAGTCGGGGAACCAAGTTGGTAAAACGACAATTGGGGTGGCGGAGGATATTGCGCACGCGATGGGGTTCAGGCCGTGGCTTGATGAGGGCGATCCGGACTACAGGATTCCGATTATTCTGCCCAACAACGGAATCATGGGCTGCGAGGTCGCCGGGCAGACGCTGACCCAGAGGATTGAGCCCGAGTTTATGGGCTTGATTCCCAAATACTGTATGCCGGACGTGACGCGGTACTCGGATGGGTCCATCAAGAGCTTGTACTTGACCTTTAACTTCAAAGGCGAGCCCTGCGGGTCAACGATTCACTTTCGTTCGTATGTGCAGCCGGCGGATACCTGGGAAGGCGTGATCTCCCACTGGGTGCATTTCGATGAGCCGCCTCCACGCGACATTCTGACAGCGGCGACTCGCGGCCTGATGAGTACCAACGGGCCTAGCTGGTACACGATGACGCCGCTAAAAGAGGCGTATATCTATGATTTACTTAGCCTTCATGCTTTCAACAATGGGGGAGAAGACCCGGAGATTGCGGTGTTTCGCGGGTCAACGTGGGATAACTGCCAGGACTGGTGCCGGGATTGCGACTTTACGATTGAGGAGAACAAGCCAGAGAACTTGAAGCCGGGGGAAATAAGGCCAGTGCGTTTTTGCCCGAAGTGCCGCAAGGCAATGGGGTTCCTTCCGCGAGAGGGCATTCAGAACTACCTCAAGAAGATCACCGACCCAGACGAGCGCGAGGCTCGCGAAGAGGGAAAATGGAAGCACCTGAGCGGGTTGGTGTACAAGGAGCTGGACCGCGTAGAGCATATTTACCTGGACTTCGAGATTCCCAGAGATTGGATGCGAATCGAAGTTGTGGACCCGCACGATGCGCGGCCCACGCGATGGTTCTTTGGTGCCGTGTCCCCAGAGGAGATCGAGGTCAACGGGAAGCAAGCCAACCGCATCTACTGGTATACCTATTTGCTCGCCCAGGGGAACATCCATGCGATTGCCCGCAGCGTGCAAATGAAGCGAGCGGAATACGGATACAAAGAGCCCGCAATGGTAATCCTGGATGCAAAGTATGGTTCGCAGACCCGCCAGACGGCTGACTACGAGACGAGTTGGGAAGAGGAGTTGGAGAAGGCTGGAATAAGGCACATCAAGCTGAGCCATTCGGCGCCAGGCGATATTTCGCTCGGCCACAAGATGGTTAAGGAATACCTGCGGCCGCATTTCTCGACGGTCAAGGACAAGAGCTTCCCTGGGATGATGTTCGCGGCGGAGGGCTGCAAGGGTGATCGCGGCCCGATTCAGGACATGTTCAACTACCAATGGAAGCCGGGAACCGATAAGCCGGAGGAAGCCTACAAGGACGGTTGCGACTGCGTGAGGTACGCCGCCCTGGAGCAACCGACCTACCACGCGCCGGAGCCTGAGATTGATGAACATCTGGCCAGAATGCTGCTCAACAAAGAAAATCGTGTCGAGACGAGCAACCCGTTGTATCATGGACTCGTTGTGAGGTAAGAGATGAGTATTGCAAACGGACGGAGAAAGTTCGAATACCAACGAAGAATGGGGGCCTGACTTTGGCGCCGATTTTGCCATTTATTCCGCTCATTGCTGCCGGCGTCGGCGCCGCCGCAACCGGCGTGGCCATCGCGGAGATGCCTAAATCTCCCACCGCGCCTAATCCCGCGACTACGGCAACGAACGAAGCGACCGCCGCGCAGGATGCGGCCCAGGCGCAGGCGGCGGCATTGTCGAGGCGGCGCGGCATGAGTTCGACCATCCTGACGAGCCCGCTTGGATCAAACACCGCGCAAACATCCAAGGCAACTCTGGGAGCAAATTAGATGCCGTACCCCTTTACGTCCGGATCACGGCAGTACATCAACGAAAAAGGTTTTGCCCCCACTAAATTAGGATCACGCGACAGCGATCAGAAGGCTAAGGACTGCTTGAAGTATCTCCTGGTGCTGGCCGAGCAGCGCCTGTTCTGGGAGCCGCAGATCGACAACATCATCGCCTACGTCAACCACAGCCGCCGGTTCATTACAGACCGCGACTTGTGGGCAGGGCAGCAGACCGGGCAGTTCGTTTACGACGATACCGCGATGCTGGCGCGCAACAAACTGGTCGATGGCATGGTTGGATATTTATGCAGCAGAAACCAGCCGTGGTTTGGCCTCGAAATTCCCGGCAAGTTCAACTTTCCGCGCCACTCTGGAATGCGGGCATGGAACGGCCAGAGGGTCGATGCTTATCCGCAAGTTCAACGCTGGCTACAGGAATGCCTTACGGTAATGTACTCGGCATTCAATCGGTCGAATTTCTACGACCAGGTGACGGAATTTATTTCTGACGGCGCAACCTGCGGTACGGCGTCGAATCTGGTTGAAGAGGATATAGAGAACGCTCGGATCGTGTTCACGGTCCCCCACTTCCGCGAGATTTTCATTGCTGAGAACCAGTACGGAGAGGTCGATACCGTCTACCGCGTCTACAAGATGACGCTCCGGCAACTGGCGCAGAAGTTTGGCTGGGATGAGATGTGCCAGGTTGAGCGCAACTTCCAGCGGGACTATGAAAACAACATGTTTGGGGAGCGGGACGTTCTCCACGCAATCTACCCCCGCGAAGACTATCAGCCGTGGCGGATTGATGCCGCAGGGAAGAAGTGGGCCTCTGACTGGGTGTATTGCCGCGGCGGGAAGATCCTTGAGTTTGGGAGCCAGGCCAAGGCGCCGGCACTCGCCAACTCCAAGGAAGCGATTATCAAAGAAGGCGGGTACGATTCGATGCCCGCGATCGTGTGGCGCTGGCGAAAGAATTCAGACGAAGTGTACGGGCGTGGCCCCGCGCACGATGCGTTTGTGTCGATTGCCAAGATAAATCAGATGGGGCGCACCAATCTGTTAACTGCCCAGCAAGCGGCCGAGCCCCCGCTGGTAGCGTACTCCGATCTGCGCGGAGCGATTCAGCGGACTGCTGGCGGCGTTACCTACATGGAAGCCAATCGGGGCGACATTCGCACCCGGATGCCTCAGCAGTTGACCACCGGAGTCCAGAATCTACCATTTACTGTAGAGTTTCAGGACCGCGTGGCAGCGGTCATCAACGAGTTTTTCCATACCGACGTGTTTATGATGATGTCGCAACTGGCCCAGGGCGGCAAGAGCGAACGCATGGTCACGGAGCAGGTAATGGAGCTTCAGGGGGAGAAGGCGGCTATTCTCGGTACCCGAGTTGGCAACCTACAATCGGAGGCGTTTGATCCTCTCATAAATCGCGTCTACTCCATTGAGGCGGCAGCCGGCCGCATTCCAACTCCCCCTGATATTTTGCTCGAATCCGTACATGGAGGCGTGGAGGTCCAGTACCTCGGGCCGCTCGCTCAGGCCCAGACTCGACTCACCACAGTGCGGTCGATTCAGTCCTTCCTCCAGGTCGCCACGCAGATTGCGCAGATGGACCCGACCATCATTCATGCCATCAACGGCCCACAGATGCTCAGGACAGTGGCTGACAAGGTGGATTTGCCGGTGGATTGCGTTTACGATGCGAAGACCTTTGAGAAGATCATCCAGGGAATCAATCAACAGGCACAGCATCAGCAGATGGTTGAGGATGCGCCTAAGCTGGCGCGGGCAGCGGCGAGCATGGCCAAGGCGCCGGAAGCGGGAAGCGCGCTCCAGACCTTGATGGGCGGAGGAAAAGACAATGCCGCTTGATCCGGCTCAGCAAGCCAAAGATATGATGCAGCGGTACAAGAACGTGTTTGGGACCGCCGAGGGAAAGATTGTTCTAGGTGATATCTTGACGCTAGGGCATTTCGGCGATCCACTGATGCCAACTGACCTAGTTTCAATTGCGGAATACAATGCTGCTATTATGATTGCGAGAATGGCAGGAGCGTTTGATAGGATCTACAACGAACTTGGAATGATAAAGGAGAAGTGAGATGGCATCGACAGCCCCGAATTTCGACAATATCCGGTTGGGTGGTGCAGATGGACTGCGCTACCCGATGGAGTTGGCTCCAGCCACTTTCGCAGTGACGACAGCCCCTACCTACTACACCGTCGCCGGCGCAATCCCGGTCGCGAGCGGAACCTACGTCATCAACGGAGCAGGTGCTCTGGCTATGACCCTGGCCGCGCCAACCAAGGCTCAGGACAACATGGTTCTCACTATTGTGGCGGGAACTGCTCACGCCCACACTGTCACCACTCCCGCGAACAAGATCAACGGCGCCTATGACA